TGCCATCACGACTACGTTAGGGTTTTTACCCGTTTTTTGGATAATTGATAGCCTTATTCGTTTCAGATCGCCTATTTTATCATCTGTCGATGTACCCCATACATCGTTCCCAACAAGCGTTTTCTTATTCGTAAACTGAAAGTCTATTACATCCTCAACATAATCTGCGCCGCCGTCGACTCTGTCCACCCAACCCTTGATCGTTACAACACCGTTAAGCAGTAGTTCTCTGCACATCCATTCCTCGCGCCTGGTGATCATCTCGTCAAGCTCAGCTATATCCTTAGCAAGTAATTCTTGTGCTCTTTCTTGTGGCGTTCTAGTGCTGTAAATATTTTCCCCAAGGCCTCTATTCATAATGTCATCGACAGTAATGGCCCTCTGGGGGGCAATATAGGGAGTGGTGTAAGTTTCGGTGCTAAACCCGCCGCGATCTACGGTAATCCCACCACGCCTGCGAGCCACAAAGGGCGCCATTTTGCGCTTGCCCTTTTTAATATCTACGTCGACTTTTTCAGTTACGAATGTTTGAATTCCAGGGAAAAAAGTGTCTCTTAAAAATGTCTGTGCAGGCAGCGACTGTTCTATTGCCTGCAACATCATCCTGGTTTCATAAAGATTTATTGCCATCTATATCACTCTCCCTTCTAATAAGGAACGTTATCGCTCAGGAATATCCCAAGCTCACGTAATCTTGCTTCGTGCGTATCCGCTGTGTCGCTGTCGCCAAATACGAGGGCCTTCCTGTTGAAATGCCCGCTTGTATATGCAACCGCTACCACGCTATCAGTTGTGTCGACATCATCCGCAAGAATGCAATCCGCATCCTGACTGCCGTCTGCATTTGTAGAATTGACAATTTTATACTGACCGCTTGTAGTTATCTTGCCTAATACTGTCCCTCTTTTTAATACTCCTTGCCCGGCACTCAGTTCTACTGCCTTAGTTAGAATTGGGACAGATCCGTCGACTATTAGGTTATCTGGTATAAAAGAATCAAGATTTTGGACTAATTCTGTCATTTCTTTGCCCTCCTTTTGCTTATTAATTCAGCCATGGATTTTATCACTACTTCCTTCTTGGCCTTATCGTCATTCGTTTCAGGGGCGACATTTATGTCGTCAACGCCCGAATCACGGCTGTCGGCCATCATCTTGGCCATGGCTTCCTTCTTTTTAGCTGCTTCTATTTTCAGTAGCTCTATTGCAACCTGTTCTACCGTCATCGGAGATTCGAACTTAGCTTTTGTTTCGAGATCTTTCGGCATGACAGATGCAATCTCGTCTATTGCCTTAATCCTTTCCCTTTCTGCCTTCATGCCATCTTCTCTTGCTACAGCTTCTATTTTTGCTACGAGATCTGGATATATTGTTTTTAATTCTTCTACAGTTTTAGCTTCCAACAGCTTGCCCTCCTTTTTACTTTCATTATTTCCCGCTTTATCTTCCCAGGGCGGGGTCCTGTCGAACTGCTCATAGTGCCTTCCAAGATGATTTTTTACTTTACTCATGTCGGCTTGTGGGATGTTACTCTGCTCAAGTCTGGCCGCCGCATTTGCTACGCCTCGCCATACCACTTTGCCATCGCTTGGCCTATGATGTGGAAGTTTAAGATCCCCATATCTTTCGGGTGGCATAGATGCAGCCCAGGCAAAATGCCCAGCAATTCGCCTTTTCTCGGCATCGGTTAATTCGTCCCAACTTTTATTCGTAAAATCTTCAAGATTGGGAGCTTCCCATGGTTCGTCCTCATCAGCTGTATCTGTTGATACGTTTTCAGGAGATACACCGTCAACAATTTTGGGCAGTGGCACGTTGAGCTTGGAGATATCATGTCTGACGCCATTTACAATAAGCACACCCTTCTTAGCCACTACCGGTACATCTTCAAAGAGCACTTCATCTATAAATCCAAGCTCTTTAGCTTCCTTGCCGGTCATCCAGGTTTCTTTATCCATCATCCGAGATATTTTTTCTGCATCCAATCCTGTCTTGCCGACATAAGCATGAATGATACCTTCCTTCACTACTTCTAATTGTTTCGCATACTTTTTCATTTCATCAGCTGTGAAATAGCCAAGCATGCCCATCGCCGGATTGTGGATCATTAAAAGGGCGTTATTGGGCATTTTTACAACATCTCCCGCCATAGCTACGACGCTCGCAGCACTCGCAGCTATCCCATCGATAACGGCTATTACTTTGGCCTTGTGCGATTTGAGCTGCGTATAGATAGCCTGCGCAGCAAATATGTCTCCACCGATGGAGTTGATTCTAACTGTGAGCCTTTTAATATCACCCAAAGACTTCAAATCGTCATAAAACTGGCGCGGAGTTGTAATATTGCCTTCCTCGTCAAGCCAAAACCCGCCATCGGAATAAATTTCGCCGTATAATATGATTTCCGCCTCGTCCTCACCGATATTCCTTATTTGCCAAAATTTATCCATCTCCTCACCTCCCTTCATATGCCTTGCTGTGGCTGTGTAGGAACTCCGGCAGCCTTCATGCGCTCAATTTCACGCTGCAGTTGATCTATATTCCTGTCGAAGTCGCTGCCGATAAGCTCAATCGATTCCCTTTCCCTGGTAGAAAAGCCGTTTTGCACTCGCATCTGTGCAGCTTGGACCTCCTTAACAGGATCCACTTGGCCAGGTGCTGGTCCATGCCATTCAGCTCTCGCCCAGGCTTTCGCCACAATCGGATCACTAAAAAACCCGGAGGCCTCAATGCGCCCTCGGGACACCGCTTCTTTAAGCCATATCTCATAGATTGGCTGACAGAAATCATTAGCAAACCACGTTCTACGCATCCTGAAGGCCTTCCATGCCTCGAGAAGAGCAGCCCTACTGGCCGAATAACTCGCAGTGAAATTTTTGAGCAGCAGCTCGTATGGAATTTCAAGGGCAGCACCTACGTACTTTGCCAGCGAGGTCGTAAAAGATTCAAAGTTAGAAGACGGCCTTTTAGGATCTGCAGCAGCGATGTCATAGCCGGGGGGCAGAGTATTGATCGTCCCTGCTCCAAGCTCAAAATCTGCAGGGTCAATGCTGATCTTTTCCTTAGCCCCCACGGCCTCAGCAAGTGGGAAATCTCCTATGGCCCCGCCTCCCTCCTTGATGAAGATGGTGAAGAATCCCATTACGATTGCAGCCATAAGCTCCGCCTCTGTGTATCTCTTTATCTGCTTTAGATCTTCTATAACGGGAGAAAGGAAAGGCACTCCCCGATATTGCTCACATCTTTCCGGCACCATCACTTGAAGGATATTGGGAATACCTGTCCTTTTCCCGAAAGCTTCTACCCGTGTCCATTCCCACATGGCAGTGGGATTGGCAGGATCGTTAGGATATGCGCTTGAAACCCAATACGCCACCACTTTACCGGTTTTATCTATCTCTACGCCATTTATTACTCTGTTGCCACTTTCGGAATTAAATCCGATCGGACCATACGTATATGACACAACATCTGTATTAGCTATAGGCGTGCTTACTCTATCGCCCTCAATGGCATGTATGCGCAGTGAATAGGGGAAATAAGGCTTGGGATCCTCAAATTTAATTAGCGCCCAGCCGTCACCATTTAGTAAGGACGACATAAATACCAGCGACTGGATTTCATAGAAATTATTCATGCATGTGGCATCACAGAACAGACTGTCAGCCCAGAGCGCAAACTCTCGTTCGGTTTTTTTCTCCCATTCATCCGCTTCATCTATCGATATACCGAGGGCCTCATAATCTATCCTCGCCTTTAGCTTCAACCCTGCGCCGATAACGTTTGTCCTTGGTGTAGTTATTGCAGATCTGGCTAAGCCGCTATTCATAAAAAGGTCACGCGAGCGCTGGCGCAATGTATCAAGATTCATGTCTATGTCAGCCTGTGGACTGCTGGACCATGCCTGCCAGCCCTTCATAGAGCGCTTATATGTCGACGCACCAGAACTGGAATAGCCTGTGTTTTTTATTGCCCTTAGTGTTTGTCTGGCTATTTCTCGTTTAGCTGCCCACTCGGGACTTATAATTGATATCAGCTTATCTATTGTGCTCATCATATATCCCTCAGCACCACTCTTCTCGCACTTCTTCCTGCGCTGCGTTCAAGCATTTCTATTTGAGCTTCAAGCTCTTTAATGGCCTGCCTGATTTGAGCGAGATCAGCCCGCTGTAGTGTTCTAGTGCCTATCCTGTAGGACTGGCCAGACAAAACTGCAGTCTCGGCCTCGTAATAAAGTTGCAATCTACTTTTTAGTCTTTCTAGTGTGTCGCCCAAATTATCACACCTCCAAACCTCGCTTCACGACGCCATATCGCTTCTTTTGCTGCTGATTGGCAACCTGTGGCGTTGCGTTTGTCTTCCTGACATTGGGCTTCATCCGCTCTTCTATAGCGCGGAAATCGGGATTCAACAATTTAAGAGCGGCGAGGTTGTAAACCCTTAAGTCAAGGGGCTCGTTCCTTTTATCTTTTGCGATGTTTTCCCAGACTACTATTGTCCGGCCTTTCTGCTTCCTGATGACCCTCTTCTCTGAAATAAGACCAGCAAAGTAATTAAAGTCATAACCGCGATCTTCGTTTGATGGGAAATGGCAATATTTGGGGCCGGGTCTTTCTATTTTTAACCTCTGCATGATCACGGTCTTAGCTGAGTCAACGCCTATGAGTACTAAAGGAAGCCTGTATTTATTATTTCTTGAAATTTTGTAAATGACCGGCATCCCAGATCCGCCCATGCCACGTATCGGAAATACAGCGTTTGATATCCGTTCTGCACAATACTTATAAACTTCCTCAGTAAAATGACCGCCCGAGTCAACAGTTGTACAAGAGATCATCATGCCGGTGCCATCAGCTCTGATCCATTCTTTTTTGAGCAAGTCATCTATTCTCATCCACGTGGCCTGGTCATCCGGTCTACCCCAAATGATTCCCTTTTCTATGCCCCAAGATTCCTCGTCCCGTCCCCAACCTACAACCTCGTATTCCAGTCGGTCATCTTGCGTATCAACAGCAAGGGTGAGAACTAATACGTCATTAGGAATCTCAGCTTTATAGACCTCTCGCCTGTCAAGCAAGATGGTCTCGTCTTCTATTTCGCCCCGCTCTTCCCACGTTTCACCCAAAACAGTATTAATGAAAACCTTGTAAAGTTCTGGATCGTCTTTAACCTCTAAGAATTCCTGCACTATTTTTTCCCATGACGACCATGGCGACACAAAGGCGTTTAGCCTAAAACTTCGTATCCCGCGCTTGATAGCCCCAGGGTTGTCGGCAATCCATTTAGCTGGTTGTTTCTTCATGGTAAATTCATCGAATTCATTAGTGCATGTTGGGCAACGCCATTTGACGTCATTTATTATATAAAGCGTCTTATTGCGGTTTTCTTTCTTATCGTATCTGAAGATCATGTCTCTCATTACAATGAAGTGATAATTATCACAACTTGGACACTGCACGCACCATTTCTCCTGAGTCCCAAGCTCATATTCAAGTTCGATTCTCGAGGCGCCTTTGATGGTTGGCGTGGAGGTGTATACATGTTTTCTATTCCAGAATGTCATGGTTCTACGTTCTGCGAGGGCTATCGGGTCCCCCTCGCTTCCTGCACTGGCAGGATATCTATCAACTTCGTCGCAAAGTAGTATTCTGATCGGTCTGCTGGCCAGTCCAGCGGGACTGTTGGCCCCTCCTATGGCAAGGAATCCACCAGGGAAAACTTTCA